GGGTAAAATAAACGATAGTTTAGATAATGATGTTTTTGTTCACGAAAATATTCTTTTGGCAACTTTAAAAGAAACTATTTTTGATTCGGATGCAATTGACTTTGAAACAATCATTACAGATGCAAAATTGGCTATTGAAAAATCTAAATCAGATGCAGAAGAAGCTGAAAATCAAAAAACGAAAGATTTAGAATTAGCTAAAGCTGACGCAATCAAAATGAAATCAGCAAACAAAGCACGTGTTAAAAAATATGCTAATGATAAATCAGTTTTGTTAGATTTTGTCAATAGCCTTGATTTTAGAAATCCAATTCCTGAACTTGAAAATGAGGACTTACAACCTGCATTAGATGAATTATTAAACGTGCTAATAGCGGTTAAATCAGATTTTGAATCAATCTTAAATAAATTTTAATTATGGCAATACTTAACATACGTCCAGTAGAAAGCGGACAATCAAAAGCAGTTTTAGGAATAGCAGGGATAAGCGGTGATGGAAAAACATATACTGCTTTACTAATTGCGAGGGGAATGGTAAATAAAGCTTCTGAGATTGGATTTTTAGATACAGAAAATAGAAGAGGTTCTTTATATGCTGATATTTTAGATGGACAATTTATGATTGGGGATTTGTATCCTCCATTTAGTCCAAATAGATATGCTGATGCGATAAAAGAATTTCAGGAAGCAGGCGTAAAAGTTTTAGTGATTGATTCTGTTACTCACGAATGGGAAGGCGATGGAGGTTGTGATGATATTGCTAATGGTCCAAAGGCAGATGGAACTCCAAGAAAAGTAGCTAATTGGATAGGCGCAAAGCGAGAACATAAAAAGTTTATGAATGTTCTTTTACAATCTAATATGGATATTATTTGTTGTATTCGTGCCAGAGAAAAGACAGACTTTAAAGACCCGACAAAGCCAGTTAGTTTAGGTATTTTGCCAATATGCGAAAAGAATTTTATGTTTGAATTAACTGCTTCTATTATGATGGGTAATCAAGGTAAAACGCAAAGGCAATTAAAAATACCCTCTTTTTTGAAAGAAGCTTTTGGAAATGGTCAAGATTATTTGGGGATAGATACTGGTAAAAAAATTAGAGATTGGTTGAATAAGGGTAAAAAAGATAGTCCTGAAATTCTCAAACTAAAGTCTGAATTTTTAATGGTTGCTGAGCAAGGAGTGAAAGCATTAGAGCAATTATGGAATACGTTATCCAAGGAAAATAAAATGGTTTTAAAGGACCACGTTAACATTTGTAAAGAATCTGCATTGGCTTATGATAATCAAGGAATGGAATCAGAATTTGAGAGTGATGATGAAAAATTTAATTTATTGACAAATTTAAGGTCAAAAACTTTAAAAAATCTTTCAGCTCAAGAAGAATTTGATGTTGATAGAATCATCAAAGAAAAAGAAGTTTCTTCTTATGACAAAGCAATTAAGTTTTTAACTTTAAAACAAACTAAACCTGATTTTATTTATGATAGCACAAAAAAATAGAATAGGAAGATTTACGAATAGTAATATTTGGAAACTCACTACGGATGGTCGTGGGGATATGGGTTTTGGCGCACCTGCAATAACATACATCGAAGAAAAAAGAGCAGAAAGATGTTTGGGTAGATCAATAGATTTAGGGGCGCATTCACAAGCTTTGACTTGGGGTAAGGTTATGGAAGTGATAGGTTTTGAGGAAGAAATGGGTATTAATTATACCCTTTGTTCCCAAGAAAGTTTATTGCATCCAAAGTATAATTTTTGGAGTGGGTCTCCAGATGCCAAAACAGTTGATAAAGCAGTTGAAATGAAATGTTTTTACCCAAAAGCATTTTATGAATTGTCAAGAGATTTGATGTTAGAGAACCGTGACAAAATCAAAGCAAACCATAAAGAAATTTATTGGCAAGTTGTAGGCAATGCGATTATATTAGGCGTAAACAAAGCTGAAATCATTGCATTCACACCAACAGAAAAACAATTGATTGAGGTTAGAGAAAAACTATCAGATACAGATTTTGCTTTAGAAAAATTAGGTATGATGGATTGGCAAGTTCGTTGGATTTATGAGAAAGAGCTTTACGAGTTACCCTATATACCAGGAAACATTCAATGGCCTAATTGTGTAAAGTTTGAATTTGAAGTTCCTACTGAGGATATTATTTTCTTAACAAAAAGAGTACTAATGGCTGAAGAGTTACTAACATTTTAAACAATGGAAAACTATCAAGAAACAAAAGAAGAAGCATTACTTCGTGTAGGTATGGCAAATAAAAATGATTATTGCATTATCTTTGACTTTGCTGTATATTGGGTAAAGGTTCAGTTTAGAGTATTTAGTGCTAATGATTTTAAGAAAGCGTTTTTAGAAAATCACGAAATGCCACAACAAGTAAATGTATTTGGATCCGTTTTTAATAATTTAGCTAAGGAAGGATTAATTTTTAGACAAGGAGCGATTAATTCAATTACTCCAGAAAGTAAGGGATGTTTAATTCGTACATGGATTTCAAAAGAGTTTAAAGTACGTCAACAGAATAATGCAAGAACAAAAGGAACTTTAAATATGTTTGATTAATGAAATTAACCAAAGAACAGCAAATCGGGTTTGACCAAATAGAACTTAGAGTAATACTACAAAGAGCTATTGAACTTATGGATGATTTAGAAATTAATAATCCAGAACCAAAAAACAAAAAGTTAAAGTCTCAGTTGAAAGCATTATATGGTCCTTTGGATAAAGAAACTAGAAAATATAATGATATTTTTGAAGCATCAGAAGAAGGTACAACTGCTTTTTATCAAACAACACAAGCGAATGCTTTATTAGTAATGAGAAATAATCTCTTAGATAAAAGTTTTATTTGTCAAGCAATGATGGCAAGAGAAATAAACCCAAAAGCAATTGAAGGTATAATTGACAAGATTTTAAAAACAAACAAATAGACGATAGTCAGGCGAGCGACTATTCTATTAATTAGAAACCCTACCTTGTGAATAACAAAGAGTAGGGTTTTTTATCGAAAAAAAAATAAAAAACATTTTATAATAAAAAAAATTATACATTTGTAGAGAATTAAAACCTTAGTGTTGTGAAACATCGAGTTGAAAATATCAAAAATCAGTTGTCTGCTTAATTGCGGGTAACTGATTTTTTGTTTATATCCTAAAAAACACATTATGAATTTTCCATTAGCGAAAGAAATATACGGGCAACCTTGGAGCATAGATGCAGTATCATTAATGCATTTATCTTCAATATTGAAAAACATTCAAAATGGAGTGGTATTAGATGCTCCAGAAAAAAGGTTAAATTCAATTAGTTTTTTAGAAATCAAAAATGATACTCGAATTCTAAATGATGAATGGGATTTAAACAATACAGATTCATTTGAAGGTATTGGAGTTATAAATTTGAACGGTCCTATTACTAAAAATGGAGGTATGTCTTCATTTGGAACAAAAGAGTTGTCAAATACGATGCTTTCAATGGCAAATGACAGCAGAGTAAAAGGATTTGTGATAAAAACTGATTCTGGGGGTGGTGCTACAGGAGCCGTTCAATTGATGGTGGACGCTATAAATCAAGTGAAGCAACTAAAACCCGTTTATGCTTTAGTTGAAAAAGGAGGAATGGCAGGTTCAGCAGCATACGGAATTATATCGGCTTGCACAGGAATATATTCAGAAGATGGGATGAATATAGTTGGTAGTGTTGGTACAATGATTAAGTTTAGTGGTAAGCCTCATGGCAATGTAGACCAAGATGGAGAGAAAACAGTTATTTTATATGCTTCTAAATCTACAGCTAAAAACAAAGCATTTGAGGAAGCTTTAAACAACGATAATTACGATATGTTAGTTAATGAATTTTTGGACCCAATTAATGAAAATTTCATATCAACAGTATTATCAAACAGACCACAATTAGCAGGAAGCAGTTATGATAATGGTCACACAGTTTTCAGTAAAGATGCTATTGGAACATTCATTGATGGTATTGCTAGTTTTGATGATGTTGTGTCCATGATTTTATCAGAGAAAAAAGTGAAAAATAATAGTTCAAAATCAAATATTAATTCAAATTCAAATAAAATGACAAAACAGGAATTCAAAAGCGAACATCCTACTGTTTATGCCGAAATTCTGAATGAAGGAATGGCACAAGAAAAAAACAGAGTAGAGTCTTGGATGGCATACTCAAAAGCCGATCCAACAGCAGTTCAAGAAGGTATTGAAAGTGGTTTAGAAATCACAACTGCACAATCACACAAGTTTCTTGCAAAATTAGCATCTAATGGGATGTTGGAGAACTTGAAAAATGATAGCCCAAAAGAATTGGCTACAAAAGAAAGCACAACAGTAGATAATGCATCTATTGCGGAACATCAAAGAGAAGCCACAGCGGCTTTTGATTTTTAATCATAAAAAAATAAAGATATGGCTACAGTAAGTGCAGTACAAAGAGACGCTACTAGAAATCAGAGTACAATAGATATTACAAGAAAAAACATCTTTACTTTTGGTAACAGATATAGAACTGCTATTTTTTCAAACAATACGGGTGGTTCTTTGACAATCAACTCAGGAAGTTTGGTATTAAGACATGCCTCACTTGCCGACACAATTATTCCTGCTATCGCTGGTGCTACTTTAGCCAATGTTATTGGGATATTATTTGTAGACGGGCCATTAGTTCTAGCTGATGGAGCAACTGCAAATGTAAATTATTGCATAAGTGGAGATGTAGACGCAGGGTTATTGACATTACCTGCTACTGTAACATTAGACACGGTTGTGGGAGCAAAAGCATTAAAAGATATATTAACTGATTTAGGTATCGTTCCAAACATTGTTACTGAAATCTCAAAAACAAATAATTAATTATGGCTATTTCAATTCAAGAACATAGTTCTCTATTGACTTCTAAAGTTATAGGTTCTTTCACAGACAAAAATCCAATTAGAGAAGGATTTTCTGGATTATTTCCTTCCGAAACAACTCCTACGCTTTATGTAGATATTACCGTTAAAAGAGGTACTGCTAGAGCTGCTGTGGATGTTATGCGTTTTGCAGAAGGTGATAAAACGAAGATGTCGGTAACTACTGAGAAAAAGTATTTACCACCTTTTTACAAAAAAGATTATGATTACTCTAAAGAAGATATTTATTTGACTACTGCTGCATTTGGAACAACAGGAAATAAAACTGCCAATAAATTGATGCACGATACGGCTTTGGAGGCTGTAATGTCAAATAAAGATGAAATTACAAGAGCAATCAGAATCCAACAAGCAAGTGTTCTTCAAACCGGTATTGTTGTAATTAAAAACGGGGATAATATTGATTATAAACGTAAAGCTGCATCTATTGTTAACGTTGACACATTAGGGGATTATTGGAGTGTTTCTGCGACTGCAACGCCTATAACTGATATTCAAAAAGGCTTGAAGTTTTTGAGAGAAGTTGGTAGAAGCGGTGGTTTAGCTTCGGTTAATGTAGTAATGAGAGATACTGCTTTTACTGCATTTATGAACGCTACACAAGTAAAAGATCTTGCTGATTTCAGAAGAATTGAGCGTATTGACGTAGGTTTTCCAATATTTTCAGAGGCGACAGGAATGGCTTATCAAGGGCGTTTAGCTGCTGGTGATTTTGTTGTAAATGTTTGGACGTATAATGAATTCTATGAAGATGCTTCTGGTAACATTGTCTACTATTTAGATGAAGGAAATGTGGTGATGATTCCAACTGATTTTGAAGGCAAAACTGTTTTTGGAGCATTGCCTGCTGAGGTGATGTCTACAGTTGGAGGGGTTACTGAAATCGTTCCTGGTATTGTTGAAAAAGATTTCTTATTGAGAGCTTATAGCGATAGAAGAACTTTGGAATTAACTTCTGCTCCTTTGGTAATTCCTTTTTCAATTGATAAGATTTACACAATGAAAGTTTTAGCTTAGTCTTATGGCAAGGTATAAAATATTAGTGATAGCACATTGTTTGAAAAATAATGTGATTGCATCGAGTAACGAAATTATAGATGAATCCCAATTAACAAGTCCTGCGGAGGAATTGGTAGAAGCAGGATTCATTGAATTAGTTGCCGAAGAAGAGGAATTGGTAGATAAACCAAAAAAGAAAAAGTAAATGGGTAGCCTACTAGAATTAGTGAAGAGAGATGCAAAACGGTTTTTGAATCAAGGAGGGTTTGGAGAAGAAATTCAAATGACTACACCTGACAGAAATCTAACGATAACTTTTACTGGATGGGCTATAAAACACCATATTTCTTTTGATTCAGATGGTAATCAAGTAAATACCAAAAATGTTAGAGCCACCATTGACGAATCAGTCTTGGTGGCTAATAACTACCCCGTAAGAAATTCAAAAAAAGAAGTTGCCTTATTAAGACATTTGGTTTCATTTAAGGACAGTTCAGATGAAGTTAAGAATTACATTGTAAGAGAAAATTTCCCTGACGAAACACTTGGAATGATAGTTTTAATATTAGGCGATTATATACCTTAGAAAAATGGCTTTAATTACAGAAATTATACCAGCACAGGGATTTGAAGTTGTTCAAAACAGAATTGGAGAAATACTACTTACTGAATTGACACATCAAAAAAGCATTCAAGGTATTGAGAGTGATTTTGGGGTTTTCTTAGAGCGTGAAGAGCCTTATGATAAATCGGAAGATGTGATGATTACGGTAATGCTTCATGGTTCGGATTATGCAGGATTTACACAAAAAGATTCACAAGGACATACATCTTATATTATTGACGTTTTTGCAGGTGGAGCAGGTACTCCAACAGAGCAACCAAGTATCGCTGCAAGACGAAAGATTTTTGAATATGTTGGGATGATACGATACATACTTAGTAGTACAAAATATCAGTCTTTAGGTTTGCCACAAGGATTAATCGGAGGGAAATATGTCGAATCTATAAAATTTGACATTGACTTTTCAAATTTTGGAAATCACTCTAATTATGATGGTTCTTTTATTCGTTTTGCAAGGATATTATTTACGGTTAGAATACAAGAGAATCAAGCTTTATGGACGGGTATTCCGTTATTAGGAAATGATACTTTAGTGACATTAGACAATACTAGCAAAGGATTTCAATTAAAATTTAACAATTAAAAAATTAACAATATGGCTACAATTTCAACGGCTGTTGGTCTTGATAGAATTTCAAGAGTTAGTGGATATAATATCAAGAAGTATTTTTCCAATAACGATACCCAGAATTTGCCACAAATTATTGCAGTTTTTGGTGAAGCAAATACTGCGAATCAAGCAGGTTTGACTACTACAAAGGTAGAAGTTACAAGCGCGTCAGAAGCCGCTACATTATTTGGATATGGTTCTCCAATTCACTCAATAATGAGGATTTTACGTCCTAAATCAGGTGATGGTGTTGGCGGAATACCAACTATTATTTTTCCTCAAATTACAGATGTAGGGGCTACTGCTACAACAAGAGCTTGGACAGTTACAGGAACTGCTACAGCAAATGCTACTCATACGGTGGTTGTAAATGGTAGAACTTCATTAGATTTTCAAACCTATTCTTATTCTGTAGCTGTGGGAGATACACCTACTATAATTGCAGGAAAATTAAGAGATGCAATCAATGGCGTTTTGGGTGCACCTTGTACAGCAAGTTCTGCTGTTGGGGTAGTTACTATTACTTCAAAATGGAAAGGAATCACTAGTGCAGAATTAAATATTGCAATTGATTTTGGTTTAAATGCTGCAGGCGTAAGCTATTCACAAACTGCTTCTACAAATGGAGCAGGAGTTGTAAGTTTAGCCGCTTCTTTAGATCAATTTGGAGACGATTGGTATACTTCTGTAATAAATCCTTATGCAGATCAATTGGATGAATTAGAAGCCTTTAATGGGATTCCTTCTGAGATTAATCCAACGGGAAGATATTCAGGATTGATTTTCAAACCATTCGTATCTTATATCGGAAATGTATCAGGAGATAAAACAGTTTTAGCTGCAATTACAAATGATTCTGCTAGAATTAATCAAGTTACAAACGCTATTTGTGTGGCTCCAAATTCAAAAGGATTTACATTTGAAGCTGCGGCCAACGTGGTTAGTTTAGGAGCTGTTATTTTTCAAAACAATCCAAACTTAGATGTGAATGCTTTATCTTATCCAGATATGCCAATCCCTTCTGATGGAAACATTGGGGATATGAGAGACTACAATAACCGTGATTATTTAGTTAAGAAAGGTTGTTCTACAGTAATGTTAGTTAATGGAGCATATCAAGTTCAAGACTTGGTTACTACTTATCATCCTGATGGAGAATTGCCACTACAATATGCTTATCCAAGAAACTTAAATATCGACTTCAATATGTCTGATTCTTTAAGAACTTTGGAAGCTACTTTCTTGAAGGATAAGACATTGATTGCGGACAATCAAGTTGTAGAAGTGGATGGATGTATTAAACCAAGAGAATGGAAAGCTATTCTTTTTGATATGTTTGATAATGCTGCTAAAAAAGCATTGATAAACGACCCTGAGTTCTCAAAATCAAGTTTGGTAGTTTCTATTTCAACTTCAAACCCAAACCGATTTGAAACCGCATTCAAGTACAAGCGTACCGGAATTGCAAGAATCGAAAGTACAACTGCAAGCGCAGGATTTTAATTTTAAAATAAGAAGATATGGCAAATTTTGTTTTTGGGGATTGTGTTGAGATTACTTGTCAGCATGTATTAGGGCGTTTTAGCTACTTTCCTAAAGCTAATGAAAGTTTCACAATCGATAAAGGTGGTATTAGAAATAATGATGATGCAAATCAAATAACATCTAATGGTCAATTGATGATTCAAAAGAATCGCACAAGATGGTCGGTAGAAGGTCCTATTGCATTTGACCAAATTTCAGACGATCAAATGACTACGCTGAATCAAATTACAGAAAGTCCGATTACAGGTACATGGACATTTTCTTTCCTTTCAGGAGGAATTTACACAGGAAATGGAATGCCTGTTGGAGACTTACAAGGAGATTCAAATGCGGGTACAATGACTTTAAAAGTTGTTGGCGGTGGAATTTTAGCAAAAATTTCATAATAATAAATAACTAAAAAACCAAAATATGAAAACAGTAATTGTGAACAAGGAAGTTGCATTGAATGATTTAGAAGTATTTGTAAATAATTGGATTAAAAAACCAGTTTCAAAAGATATGTTAGAAAATACATATCCTGATATTTTAGATGCAATTGTCGATGGATTTTTGACTTTTGATGATGGTCAAGTACCAACTTTAAAACTTAAATCACCTATTAAGAATGATGATGGAGGGATTTTTATTTCAGAAATTACTTTTGCAACACGAATTAAGCCTACAACATTGGCTAATTTAGCAAAAGGATTGGATGTAGCTAAAGATCCGTTGAATCTTCAATTGAGAATGGTTGCAAACATTATCGGTCAACCTGTGGCGATTTTGGATAGTTTATCACGTTATGATTATGATGTTGTAAGTTCAGTATCAGCAGTTTTTTCGTAATTATGATGTAGATAGTTTGGACAATGTAATTAAAAGCCTTGTAGATTATCATCATTGGACACCACAAGTAATAAGCGAAATGTATTGTGATGATTACGATTATTTAGGTCTTTTTTATTGGTATTCTGAATTAATACGCATCAACAAAGAAATGAAGAAAAAATAAACTAAACCTCTAGTAGCTTAAACTGCTAGAGGTTTTTTCTTAAAACAAAAAAAATATGGCTACAACAATGAGGGTTCCAACTATATTTACTGCGGTGGATAGGTTTAGTGGGGTTGTAAGTAGGATGTCAAGAAGTGTTTCTGCTTTTGGAGAAACGGCACAAGCAGCTTCTATGCGTGCTAGTAGAAAAATGAATGATTATGGGTCTTCTATGCTTACTGCTGGAGCAGGAATGGCGGTAGGGATAGGTTTAGTAATTGACCAAGCATCTAAATATGAAACTGCAATAGCTAGTTTGGCCGCTGTTACAGGAACATCAGTTGGGTCAATGAATAAAGATATTGAAAGTTTAGGTTTAGAAACAAGTAGGTCTGTAATTGATATTGCCAAAGGCTTTGAAACAATTGGATCAAAAATGTCTGAATATTTAAAAAATCCAACTGCTCTAAGAGAAATTGCCAAACAATCAATATTACTGGCTGATGCTTCAAAAATGAGTATTGAAGATTCGACGGATAATTTAACTTCAATTTTAAATCAATTTAAGTTAAGTTATAAAGATGCGAATAGAGTTATAAATAAATTGTCTTCTGGGGAAGATATTGGGGCTAGTACCATCTCTGAATCTGCGGATGTAGTTAGACAATTTGCAGCTTCCTCAAGAATGGCTGGAGCTAGTTTAGAAGAGACTATAGCTTTGGTTCAAACAACGACAAAAACATTGGGTAAAGATGGCGTAGGTAGAGGTTTTAGAAATTTAATGGTTGATTTGAATACGGGTAAAGGAATGGATAAAAATAAGCAAAAAGCATTAGTAATGGTTGGAGCTGATATAAATAAAATTATTAACCCTACTACAAAATTTATAGATAAATTAAGAGAAGTAAAAAAATTGCTTTCAAACAAGCAGGCAATGGGAATGTTTTTCAAAAAAACAGGATTTGAAACAGGGGCTACATTCTTGAGTAGTTTTAAAATGTTTGAAGATTACTTAAGTTTTATTGAAAAGAATAATACTGCACAAGCAAAAGCCGATAAAAATAACGCAACGTTTTCAAAAAAACTAAAGGATTTAAAAAACACGATGATATTTTTAGCCATTGTAATAGGCCAAGCTTTATTGCCTTTAATCTCAAAATTGGTAGTTAAATTAATTCCTATTATCAAAAACCTTACTATATGGGCAAAAGAAAATAAACGTTTAATTAAAGCTGTTTTTTATTTAACAATAGGATTGCTTGCGATGGGTGTCGTTTTAAAAGCAGGTGCTTTTTATCTTTTAGGATATTCTAGGGCATTGGCTATTGTAAATATTGCTACTAAAGCGTATACTTTTTCTACAATGGTTATGTCTTTTGGGTTAAGAGGCGTTACTGTTGTTGCTTATGAAGCAGCTATTGGTCTTTGGGCTACTGTGTGGCCTATGTTAGCATTAGGACTTCTTATTTGGGTAGTAATAGATATGGTTCAGCATTGGGAAGATTGGAATGATATTATTATGCTTTTGATAGGTCCTTTAGGATGGGTTGTTTTATTATTAGAAAAAATATCAAAACATTCTGATAACATTAGTAATAAATTTGCTTTTGAAGGATGGGGAAGTGGAATTAAAGCTATTGGAGTAATGCTTGAAGATTTAATATTATCACCTTTAATCGGTATTTTTAATATAATGGGGAGATTAACGTCTTTCATCCCAGGTGTTGGTTCTTCATTTAAAGAAATGGCTGTTGATTTAGAAAGTGTTAGAGATAAAGTACCATCAGAAACATCAATAGGAAATGCTACAGGTTCAAATCAATTTAGCACATTTGGGGGTTTAATGCCACAATGGAATACAAATCAATCACCTAATTTAGCAGGAAGTAATATGTCAAGTGTGGAATCTAGTTTACAAGATATGCTTAAAATAATAGAAAAAGGTGGTGTGTTAGAATTAAATCTAAACGCACCTCCAGGAGTAGTTGGTAGTGTGGATAATTCTAAAGCAACAGGAGTAAAAGTAAATTTAGGATCAACCCAAGGGCAACGAGGAAATAACTAAAACTATGCAAACAACAGATTTATTATTATACGAAACAGGAAGTGGAGGTGATTTAGCCATTTTAAACAATGATTTAGTTATGGCCGAGGCATTATACCAACAAGTATATTTAGCTTTGTTTGGGGGTAATGTGGAGGCAAATACAAAGACTAAATACATTGAAAGCGAAGAGCGTTTTGACTATTGGGGCAATAGTTTGATTTGGAATGTAAAAACTACAAAGCAATTCAATTCAGAAACGGAGCGAGCTTTACGGAATAACGCCTTGAATAGTTCGGGGCGTTTGGCAATTTTACAAGCGGTTAATACAGATTTGAGTTATTTAACTTCGCTTTTATCCTACTCAGTTGAAGTTTCTGTTTTGAGTGTGAATAGTTTAAAAATAACAGTTAATTTTACACAGAAAGGAAATCAACAAAATAAGGTATTACAATTAGTTTATGATAATGCCAAAAATGAATTAATAATTGAAAAAATAATTTAGATGAAGCCGATACCTAGTATAGTAGAATTACAGCAACTTTTGGAGGATGATTTTCGCAATAAATTAGACTTGTCAGATGATGATTTAAAGAAAACAATAAACGCTTTTAATTTGGTTATTTCGGCTCAATTGAAATTACTTTATTTGTTTTTAAGCGATATTCAAAATAATATTTTTCCTGATACTGCTAATACCGAAGACCAAGGAGGTACTTTAAATAGAATGGGAATGATTTATCTTAATAGGTTGCCCTTTCCTGACGCTATAGGTGTTTTTAATATTGCGGTGAGTGGTGTTATTGGGTCAGTTTTAAGAGCTGATTTGACGTTTAAATCTAATGATGATGCTTTGAATGCAGGACAACTTTATGTATTGGATTCTGCACACACTATGATTGGAACAACAGATATAATTGAAGTTCGTTCTTTGGGAGCAGGAACAAGTTATAATTTAGCAATTGCCGATAAATTAACCATTACGGAACCTGTAATTGGAATTGACAAAACGGTTACAGTAAGCACAGTTGTAACCCAACCAACGGCAGGAGAAACTACCGAAAATTATCGGGAAGCAATTTTAAAAGCCATTCAGTTGGAGCCACAAGGAGGTTCTAAATCAGATTATAGACAATGGTCAACAGATGCGCAAGGTGTTCGATTAGTATATCCTTATGTTAGAGATACAGACGCAGGTATTGTAGATGTTTATGTAGAAGCAACAATAGCGGATAGTACTGATGATAAAGGAACACCGACATCTACAATTTTAAATGAAGTCCTTGCAGTAATTGAACAAGACCCCGATGTTACCAAACCGATTAACGAAAGAGGGCGTAGACCTATTCAAGCGAATGTTTTTGCTTTACCGATTTCATTACTTCCTGTGGATGTAGAAATTACAGGATTATTCGATAGTTCTCAATCGGTAAAAGACGTTATTGAAAGTAGTATTACTGATATGCTTTATGGTGTACGTCCTTTTATTTCTGGAGCTGATTTATTGAGAAATAAAAATAATATTTTATATTCAGGAAAGGTGCAGTCCGTTGTTACAGATTCTTTGTCTAATGGTAATTTCTTCAATCAATTGGTTTTGTCAGTAGATGGTAATTCGGTTGTTTTTTATGATTTTGACCTTGGTAATATACCTTATTTAAGAAACTTAACCTATGTAGTGTAATGGGATATGAAGTAACAGATAACAGCACAATGCATGGGGAAAATACACCTCATGGATTAAAAACTCCGCATAGGTATCCAATTTCTCAAAGCCAAAGTTTGCCTATTATTATGGGTGATTTAGCTTTACAATTATATCCTACAGGTCGGGCTTTTAATATGGTTAAAGATGGTGTTTTGGATAAATTACATCAGGCTATAAATAGAAGCATGATTAGAGTTTTAGATGATTCACAAGCAACTATTAATTCTTGTTTTCCTGATAATATAAGTTTTGATATTAATGATTGTAATTTATGGGAATATCGTTTGGGTATTGTGACCAATAGTTCATTAGATATTGAAACCCGAAAAAAAGCAATTCTTAGAAAAATGAGTTTTGGTAGAAATGTTTTGGCTAGACAGCATAAAGACTATATCGAAGCACAATTGCAACTAGCAGGATTTGATGTTTATCTACATGAAAATAAATTTTTTGAAGGAGGCGAATGGGTTTATAAAACACCAGGGGATATAACAGGAATGTTAGCAAATAATGTTCAATACGGGGGTGATTCTCAATATGGTTTAGGAATGCAATATGGCTCATCAGAATATCAGATTATAGCTAATTTATCAACTCCAAATGAAAGTTATTCTGTGGGTTCTGAAAATCTTTGGGCTACGTTCTTTATTGGAGGTTTGGTTTTAGGGGAATTAACGGTTATTCCTGCAATAAGAGAACAAGAATTTAGGGAATTAGTATTGACATTAAAACCCGCACATTTAGCAGCATTTACATTTATCAATTATATTTAAAATAAAAAATTATGAGACCACTAAACGGCAATCCAAATGTAGACAATAGTGATTTGACAAATTATCCAGATGGAAGGATAAAAAATAATGATGGTTCAGGAAATGGTACTGGCGTAAATGAACAAACCAACGGGGATATTCATCAGACTATTTCTAAATTAATGCGATTGTATGGTATTGCTCCAAATGGATTGCCAGATAATGTTACAAATGGCTATCAAATTATTGAAGCGGTAAAAGCATTAGCGAGCAAAAATGATTCTATTTATGCTATAACAGATGTGTCAGGAGTTTTGAGTGTTCCGATAAAATTATCTTTTATGCTTACAAATGAATCTATTATTTGTAAATCAGGAATTAATTTAGGAGCACAAACTCAAATTAAAGGCTCAGATGCAGTTACTTTTACTTTGACTAATGAAGGTTCATTTAAAACAAATGAGTATGTTAGGCTGATTAAAACAAGCGGTGGAGTTACATTAGTTCGTTTAGCCGATGCATCAAGTTTAGATGCTATGGTAAATGATTTTTTATATTTGAAAAAAGCCTCTCAAGCCGAAGAAGATGCAGGAATAATTGATACAAAAGCAACAACTCCTTTGAAAAATTTAACTGCTTTTATAAAAAGAGTTATCGGTGCTGATTCAGGGAGTTATTTGGCTACTGCAATACGTAATGGTTTGTATCCAAAAGAGCATTTTGTTATTGTGGATGGAATTGGTGCAAGTCCTGTGAAAAATGTAGGTTGGTTTTCGGGGTTAAATGTGGGTGCCTCTGGAAGTTTGCCAGTAAGTGCGGATATTACAGCAGCAACATTAACAAGTACTGGTCCAGATTCATTTATTACTTGTACGATGTCTAACACAATGGATGATACAAATTACTATGTTAGAGCATTTATCCAAGGGGAATCTGCATCATTAGATAGTGATAATGATATTTTTCAACTTGTTTTCAAAGTAATATCTACAACACAATTTCAAGTAAGTATTAGAGAAAACGGATCTATAACTCAAAGTTTAAAAGTTCATTTAGAAGTAGTTCAATTATAAAATAAAAAAAATGAGAAAAATTAGTCAACTACCGATAGTTAAAGAAGTAAATTCAAATTTTCCTTCTGGAGCCATATTGAACGAAACAGATACAGCATCAGGAACTCCCGTGGTAAGAGAGATATACAACGACCCATTAGTTAATTTTTATAAACTTTTAGAATTGGCTGGAATTACGGCTACAGGTTTAGAAGATAGCGAAGCAAATGGGTACCAAATTATTGAAGCTTTAAAAAAACTACCTAATTCCTTAAATGATTCCGAGCAGATATTAACCTTGACGGGAACGGTTTGGAGTATTCCAAAAGCGATTGAGTTATTACCAAATAAATATTTTTTTATTGCAAAAGCAGCTGATGCTTATGCTTCGGGTGGAATTTATACTTTTAAAGGAACGGGTGCTACTACTTATAATTTTACTTCAAGTGGTTTTAATCCTTCGGATGAGGTTTTGTTAATACTAGACACATCAGGCGTCAGAGCCTTTTCTTTGTCCTTTTTAGATTCTGTTTCAGATGAAGTAAGTACGGTTATGGGTTCTCCATTAGCATTCAATGATAGCGATAAAATGTACTACCAAACAGATGGAAGATTAATAAGTGATGTGCCTACCGTAAATTACTTAGAGAATATCATTAGAGTAGATGTTAGTAATGGAACGGTGATTGTAAATGATATTATTATTTCAAATGGTTATGTGCTTTGTTTTTGTTTTATAGCGGCTACAAACACCTATTTTTTCAGACAATTTGCTTTGACTGATTTAAGTGCTTCTACAGCAGTAACTATATCGGGAGCTTCATTTGCTACAGCCAGTAATTTAAGTCCTTATGTGTATTTTAAAAGTGGCGTTGTTTATGTTACTAATGACATGAATTCTACTACTTATGATTATAACATCAATAAATTAAATTATAATCCAGTAGCGGGGACATTGACAAATGTCTCTACAGTTAGTTTAGATGTTTCTTTTATAAAAACGTCTAATGCAGTTGTAAAAACAGATTTGCTTTATACCTTAAATTCAGGAATTTTATCTTCATTTAATTTGAATACGGGTGTTAAAATAATTCTTGGGGATTATGGTGGTATTTCAGGAAATATTTTTGGGTTTAATAATAAAATTTATTTTGGCTCAGGCGAAATTGCTAAAAGCTGGTTATTATAAAAAAAATTTTTTTTTATGGGAAATATGACTTTTAATGTAAATACTGATGCTGCAATAATATTAACAGCTAAATTGGAAAGGTTGAATAAATCAGCTTTTCCAAGTGCTGTTAGGTCAACTTTATCCGATGGTGCATTTTCCATGAAACAAGGTGGTATTTTGAAATCAGCAAAAAAGAACATGAAAGTAAAAGCTCCAAATTTTTTTAAGGCAAATACAGGAGTAGAGAAAGCCAAAGGATTCAATGTAAATCAAATGAGTGCTACGGTTGGTTTTATGAACAAAAGAGGTGAAACAGCCAACAAAGCCGTAACGTATGGTATGGAAGCCAATGAATCAGGAGATACGGATGATACAGGATTAAAGTACTATCCTGCTACACGTGGAGCAAGAGGAATGGTAAAAAGGTCGCAGTACTATGATAAAAATAATATAACCGAAAGTTATAAAAGCTCAAATATTAATACAAAAAAATTAGCTAGTGATTCTTATATGGCTAGAGCCTATGCTTCTTTAAAATCCAAAAAAGCAGTTTTTGTAAACACATCAAAAGGACGTGCTTTAATTAAAGTAAAATCCATTACAAAATACAAACGAGCTAACAAGGGAAAAGGAGTAGCAAAAGGCAATCTTAAAATAAATTCTACTCTATTAATGATGGATAGAACGCATAAAAAAGCAAGAGCTAAAGCAACGCATTTCAATCGAGAAGCAGCTATTGAAACATCAAAAATGATGGATGATTTTTATAAAAAAAATGCTCAATATCAATTTGACAAAGTTTTAAAATCAACAAAATAAAAAAAAAATTTTTTTTTACAAAACAAAATAATTATGGCAACTTGGAAAGAGAAGATAGATAATATCCCGTTTAAGATAATTACAGGTGATGGAAATGAATTTTTACCATTGTTTAAAAGTTCGGATAGCGAGAAATCAAAAGAATTCAATACCTCAACATTTGAGTTCATCAATGTTTACGGAACATTAGTTGATAGAAAGAAACCAAAATCAGGAAAATTTCCATTGACGTTTTATTTTGAAGGAGAGGATAATATCACACAAGCCGATATTTTTGAAAACTCAGCAGATGACCCAAGACCATGGATTGTAATTCATCCGTTTTACGGGCGCATTGTAGGGCAACCGTTATCTATATCCCGAAAGGATAATTTTTTGAATTCTACGGAGGTTTCTGTGGATTTTTGGGAGAGTATCGAAGTGGATTACCCAACCCGAAACTACAGCATCAAGGATAATACTAGAGATTTACATGATTCCGTTTATTTGGCAGCTTCAAATAGCTATGTAAATAATAGTAATTTTACGTCAACCGATATTGCCAAAAATCAATTAAGCATTCTTACCATTGCAGGAACTGCCAAAAAGACACAAGATAACAGTACGTATTCTTTTTTTCAAAATGCTTTGAATAAAGGATTGAAAGCAATTGATTTTTTATTAGAAAATCCTTTGAATGCAATTGAAAGTATTCAACAATTCTTAGATTTGCCTTCAAGGTATGAAAGAGCAGTTGACGGAAGAATTGGATTGTATTTAAGCACGTATGAACGATTAAAAGATTCTATTGATAGTTTATCCGATAAAAAGTATTTTGAGAGCGTTGGAGCTTCTGTTATAGCTTCAATTTGTGATGCTTCGGTTAATCCAATTGATGGAGATTATATTTTGGTTTCTGATATTGAAAAATCATATAGCCAAATTGATATTTTATACCAAGACTATTTAAAAATTTTGGATGATAAAAATATTTCAATTTATGATGTAAAGAAAAGTTATAATCCAGATGCTACGCTTCAAGAAGAATTGAATAAAATAGTAACCTACACTTTGGCTAATTTGTTTAAGCTAACATTTAATGCCAAGAGAGAACGTGTTATTTATACAGATAAAAAAACAAACCCAATATTATTAGTTCATCGGTATATTGGTTTAGATAATGAGGATACTAATTTGGCTGATTTTATAAAGCGAAATGATATTCGATTAAATGAATTGTTTACCATAGCTAAAGGTCGGAAAATTGTGTATATAAAATAAAAAAAATTTTTTTTTAGCCATTGTTTATTCAATGGCTTTTTTGTGCAGAAATAAAAAAAAATTTTTTTTTGGGGATAATGAAAAAAAAAAAATTTTTTTTTTTTTTGGTATTAACTTTGTAAAAAAATATACTATTATGATAATTAAGATACAAGGAAAAATAATTGACTTCTTTACTTCGGGAACTATTGAATTAAAACTAGATTCTATTGCTTCTACATTTGCTTTTCAGTCCAGATTTGATGCTCAGAATTTGGAACACCAAGAGCTTTTCAAACCCCTACAATACAAGCTTGTGGAGATTTTCAACTCGAAAGGCAGCTTGCTTTTCACTGGGACTATTTTAAACCATTCTTTCACGAGTGATTTTGGAAGGCACTTGGTGAGTATTTCGGGCTATTCCTTAAGCGGAATTTTAGAGGACGTTACAATACCAATAAAAGCCTATCCTTTGGAAAGTACCGGTAGGTCCTTAAAAGATATAGCTACTCGGCTATGTTCGCTCTATAACATTGGCTTAGTCATTGCAGATAACAGCGAAGTGCTGGCCTATGATCCACTACCAAAAGAAAAAAAAATTTTTTTTTCTGACAAAACAGTATTTGAAAAATTAAAAGCAAAAGTAAATTCTAAATTTGGAAGATCCGCAGCAAGCCCAACGGAAACAATAAAAGGATATTTAGCAAAATTAGCCAGTCAAAAAAACATTTTATTATCGCATACTAATAAAGGCGAGGTCCTTTTATTTACAATAGACTACAACCAAAAGCCACGTTTTTTCTTTACGAAAGGAAATACAATAAGTATGCAAAGCCAATTTAACGGGCAAAGTTTACATTCAGAGATTAATGTAGTACGGCAACCATCGGCAGATAATGAAGGAGTTTCAACGACAGACAAAGCTATTAATACCTTAATACCAGTTAACAGGCCTACAACCAAGATTTTGACATCCGGAGAGGACACAGACGTTAAAGAGGGTGCCAACAACGAACTAGCAGCAGAATTGGCCGCAATCACAGTAAATTTAAAATTACAGGGGGTCGAGCCATTTGAAACCTTAACGCCTGGCGAGATAGTAAATGTACACAACCATTATATATATGCCTACGCCTACAATAGATATATAGTTCAGTCAATTCGTTTTAATTTTTCCGAAATCGAGGAAACCACGGAACTAGATTTATTGATACCCGAGGCCTTTACCGGTGGTCCATTAATTCGTAATATCTTATTTAACCACCACGATAGCGATGGACACTTGGAACCCCATTTAAACGAGGAAAGCAGCCAATATACGAATAAAAAGGATGTTTTATAAAATATATTGAAAATTTTATACCTTGTGAACCCCTTTAAAATAAGGGGTTTTGTTATTTAATCTAAAATAATTAAAAGAAAACTAAAAATAAATTAGGATAATACAATTTATATGCATTATCTTTGACCCAAGAATAAAGAAAACGACTTCTTTATTAAAAACAAAAATATCATGGAAACATTAGTAATTTTGAAAAACGCAGAATTAGAATTAAGAAACAGAAGACAAGAAAATTGGTCTAGGATTACAGGTGTTGAAGCATCAAAAATAAGTGTTATAAATGATGAGTTCATTAGTATTAATGCTTCGGAAATTTCAGACTTGAAAAAAGTAATGACTACTTTAACTCCCTTTAAAAATGGGCATAAAATAGAGCATAAAACGCCTGTTTATTTGACTTCGGAATACGTTATTAGATTAAAAAATAATTATTACGATCGTATTTTGAACTTTGAATTTGAGTTAATTAATGGTTTAAAATTCTGGCTTAACATCCCAGTTATGATTTTGCCGAGAGAATTTAAAGATATGTTTTTGACTAGAACTACTAGAGGCCTTTATGATACTGAAACAGTTTATGTAAACATGGAATCTCATTTGAAAGAATTCAAAGAAATTAGAATTGAATCTTATAGTTTCAATTCGCAGAATTTAAATTGGTATGGTGGCGATCAAACGTTGATTTGTGAACATGAAATTAAAAGTATGGTTAATTTCATTAAAAATTAATAATTATGCGAACCAAACCCCGTAAGCCATCAGAGGTGCAGATATTAATACCTCGTATTTTTCTTTTTTTGTCATTAGTCTTAATTTTTTCAATCATTTTAAATTAATCATTATGAAATCACAATCTATTAATTCCCTTGTTTTCTGGTCGATCGTTCTTATTTCAACTATTTTAGTTGTTGTTTTTTCGCCAGTAGTATAAACCAAAGCCGTTGCAATTTAGTTGTAGCATCGAAGCGACAACGGCACAAAAAAAATGCGTAGTGATGAGCTTTAATGCGCTTTGAAGCGGGTAACCGTGGATATGACCATGCGCATTTTTTTAATTCTAAATAAAAAAAATGATACACGAAAATTTTGATAGCGAATACCAGCGCAGGACTTTAGAAGTAATTTTGTTAATTTTGGCAATCGTTATTTTATTTTCAATTTTAATAATTTCAACCTTAATTTATTTATTATGAAAAATTATTTTCAAAACTTGTTCAAACGCAAATGCAGATACGAAGTAGCAGAAATTAAAGCGTCTGCAATGGTTAATGATATTTTTACTTCTGATTTCTCAACAAAAGAAATAGCTTTGATTTGTGACCTTTTTACGGCCGAAATTTTAACCAAATTGGAAAGCGAGAGGAAGAATCTCATAAATGAACTTCATGACGTTACACTTGCCATCGACGAAATTAAAAAATAAATAGTCGTTTATTTATTTTTTTTCAATCCTTTGAAATTGAGTTTTCAAAGGATTTTTTTTTGTTTAATTTTGTAAAAAAAAATATGATAACATTTTCAAAATTAAAAAGCAGCACGATAGATCAAGGCAAGAGAATTTTAAAGGTTTTACAATTTGGTGCTAAAACGGCCAATGAGTCTGGGCCATTCGGGGTTGATAGTTCCCCGATAGAAAATATGACCGCTATTTTTTCCGAGACTTCAAACGCTGGCGAAAGTGTGATTATTGGATATATAAATAAGTCTCAACTATCGGAACCAGGCGAAACCAGACTATTCAGCATGGATAACACAGGCGTTTTAAAGGCGGAATTATGGCTTAAAAATGATGGTTCAATAATTATGAACGGTGGCGGGTTTTCGGCCGTTAGATTTGAAAATTTAAACGCAAAATTAAGCCAAGAAGTAACAGATATTAATACGGAATTGACAAAGATCAGCGCAGCAATTTCAAATCTTGGCGGGGTATATATTACTGCGCCAATATCCTTGGATATTTCAAATTGCGAAAGTGAAACAATAAAATTAAAATAAACCTGTTTTTTTGTAAAAAAATAAACCCTTGTGAACACCAATGTTTACAAGGGTTTTTTTGTTTAATCTAAAATAAATGTAAATAAACTTAAAATAATGTTTGTTTTTCTAAAATATAGTTCTATATTTGCTAAAGAATTCAACGACGAATTCTGTAAATTTCAAATATTATGAAAAATCTTTTTAAAATTTCAATCGCTATTCTAGTTCTTTTCGCTGTTACATTTGCTTTCTTTTACGAAAGCCGAGTAAATGAACTTTTAAACGATGGATACACACTGGAGGCCTCGCACACTATCGTTAATGTTGAATTTAAATTATTGCCAGTAAGCGCCGATTATTTGGCGATAATCGAAGACTAAATAACTCAAATAAAAATCACTTAAAAAATAGAAATTATGACAACTTCGCAATTATCAGATAAAATCAAACTACAATTTTCAGGCGCAGGACATTACAACGCTTTTGTTAGTCGTTACGGCAAAGAAGTAAAGGTTTTAATAACCGATATGACACTAATAGACGCTATAAAAAGCGATGAAAAATGTTTCGGAACTACAAAAAAACAAGCTTTACAATCAATCTGGAATAAAGCAAAATGAAGCAAAAAACCACAACCAAAATAGCCGTTGTAATCTTCGGATATTTTTTTTCTCGAATATTAGTATCAATAATTTTTAACGTTTAAAATACAATACCAAGCCTGCTAATTATAGCGGGTTTTTTTATGCCCCGATAGTATTATTACTTTCGGGGCTTTTTGCGTTGGTAAATTCCTTTATTATCAATACTTCGCAATGGTTTTGAGAACATATTATTATTATACGGATTAGGATCATATACGATAGGCTATTTTGAATAAGCAAAAACCCTAATTCAAAAAAGAAATCGTAGTACGTAGGTAGCCTAGAAGTACAGGCCAATAGGCCCAACAATCATACATCATGGTAAACCAGACACCAGCCTACAACATAAGCAAACAATAAACATTATCAATCAATCCCATTAGACAGTCGCAGAGAGGAGAATACAAGAGAGTGAACCGAAACACCACGTATAAATTAACGTGCCTTAAATAAACTAATACACATATTGTCGAGGATGTAAATTAACGAGTTTAAGGCTTTGTTTTTCCGAAGTAAGGATAATTATTTATTTATTGTTTATCGTTGCTTAAATGCATGTTAAAATCACAAATAAGGGTATAAAAAGGTACTGTGAAAGATGCATAGGAC